ATGAAAAGAATCGAATCTTTAGATATTTTTAGAGGTATTTGTGCAATCCTAGTGATGTTTATACACATACGAGTATCTGGGACGGTGACGGAACTACCGATATCTAGAAATGCATATGCATTTGTAGATTTTTTCTTTATACTTAGCGGTTTTGTTATTGCAATGAAGTATACGAATACTTCTACAACTTTCAAAAATTACATAACAACTCGTTTTTTTAGAATATATCCTTTGTTTTTTGTTTTAATGACTGTGTCTGTAGTAAATGAATCATTAAAGTATATTGCAAACACAAAGCTAGGAATAGAATTTGGAGCAAGCCCATTCACTGGAGGTTCCTCTCCTGAGTTCATACCATATTATTACACACTAACACAGGCATGGCTTCCATGGGTTAAAAGTAATGGGTTCTTATACCCATCGTGGAGCATTAGCATTGAATTTTACATGTATATTGTTTTATGGGTGTTGATATCTCACAGATATTTTAAAGCATCTACAGTGATATTTTTGCTTGCATCATTGTCAATTGCAATTATTAACCATAGGGAATCATATCCAAACGATGTAATGAGAGGTATGATTTGCATCCCATTGGGCGCATTAGCTTTTTATATTAAAGACTATATAAAAAAGATGCCATACATGGAAATACCCATGATTATAGCCTGTTATTTTGCGGTGACTCAAGAATACAGTTTTAAGTTCATTGGAGTTTCAATTTCATTTTTCATCACGATAATAATATTCAGCCATGATTCTGGTGTTATTTCGAAAGTTATCATTAATAGATTTATGAAGTACCTTGGTAAATTATCTTACTCAATATACTTGTCTCACTCCATTGTTCTATATTTTTTCGTACTCATATCTATAATAATAGGTAAGGTTTTAGGATTGAACTTCAGCCACTACGAGGGGAGTTCAAGAATAATAGACTTTGGGAATGTTATATTTAATAATATTTTTATTCTCTTAGCGCTCATTTCAACTATATGTGTTTCGCACATTACAAATAAATACATTGAAGCGCCTTTCATGAAACTTGCAAAGAGAAATAAACTTAAAGCAGTTACGGAGTAACGTTATTTAATAAGAGGATGGTTGCAATCCTACAACCATCCAATTGATTATGGTATTGTCGTTATTGTATTTTGTTTCTTAATTATCCCACCAATAAAAGACGACCCGTTATAATATGTAGCGTTGCAATACTCAAAACCTGTTCCGGATGATGTCAATATATTTTCTGATGGCTGATAGAACCATATTCCATGAGGTAAAAAGTTACAGCCGGACTGCGTTGGAGATAATGAATAGCTTCCTATATTTCCATTGAAATCATAATATTTAAACCCACTACCAGAAGAGCCGTCGAATGAGCAGTTTGTTGACATTACGCACTGTAGCGCCGTGTTTGATGCAGAGGCAACAAGAACCCCACTACCGCCGAATGACATAAACTTACAGTTAATAATCCCAACACCTTGGATGTTTGCATTTATAACGCCATACAGGCAATCAACGCCAAAGGTATTATCTGAGATATACCCAGAGTAATGTCTAAATCCTGCTGTCCCCCTCAAGCATATTCCAGCATCACAATTAAAATCATTGTTAGCGAACTCAACCCTTACCTGCCCCAACCCGCTATTACTTCGGTATATATTTATTCCGTAGTTAAGGTTTTGGAATGTGCAGTTTTTAACCTCAATGAAATCGAGTTTAACGTTGAACAAGCTTAATCCAGCTGACTGATTGGCGAGGTGCGCCCCATTTACTGGGAATACAGTATCGGAGCCCGGAGTCGGTACCGTCATCAATGTTTTTGGGTTCAAGTATGGGTTTTTGCTTGTGCTGTAAAAATATACCCCATCAACTGATAAAACTGAAGAATCAATTACTTTAAATCCAGAAGCATTAAACGGCTTTGCCCCCGGAGATAGTTGAAGCCCAAATCGCTGTCCACCTTCTCTAATCTGCCACTGCCCCCCTCTAACCACTAGCCTTGTATTTCCAATAAATGATGATGAACCTTCTGATATTACCGAATTATCAAGATAAAGCACTGTGTTAGAGAATGCTGATATTAGTATATTACATTTTATTAAGTTATTTGATATTTGAATGTCATCGCAAAAAGCAAAAGCACCTATTCCTGTTTGTGATGATGTATTGTTGTTGTGCGCTTGACAGTGATAAACCGCGCTATGAAAGTATATACTCCAGTGATCTAGTGTGTACCATGAATTACCAATTATTGGTGATGATATCTGGTTATCATGAACATTCGCATAAGCGATCTGCTTATATATTGCTATATCAGAGTCACCAACGCCTGTGGAAGATATTTTATTGTGCGCTATTTCAGCTACTGAGCTTTGTATGCTAAAGCTGATTCTTGGCTGATCATTATCTAAATGATCTTTTGTTGTAATAACGTAGTCGTTGTGAATAAATCGAGAATTGTAACATCCATAGTGCATCTCAACAGTGCAATCTTTAAAATAACAATGCTCGATAACAAGATCAACTTGCGCGAGCCATAGGGTTCGGCGCGTTCCTTCAGTTGGAATTACGCTTACTTTTGAGAGAATAAATGGAGTTAAGTTACCAGTGCACTGCTGCCATTTTGATTTTCCAGATACAAGATTGACAACCAACGGCTCAGCAAGAATTGCTTCGCCAGCTGAGGTATGTCCGATGACTTTAACAACTTGAATATATTGTGATTGATATGAGTTAAGCGAACTAGTTAACGCAGCACCATCTATTGACCCGGGAGTAACTCCAGATGCTAATGCATCATCAATGCAAAAGGTATATCCATTATCAAACCTGATTAGCTGCCCTGTTCTGTCGATGCCGTCGAGCTTTATAACAGAAACACCAGCCCTGACAGATGCTGTTAATAGCACTGCAGTAGCAAAGTCGTATGGTACTGTAGATAGCCTCCCTCCAAGCATTAACGTCCCGCCCTTAAGGCCCTTAGAGCCGGCTGGTATCGTATAATTCACGGTCGTTGTTGCCACGGCACCAGATAAATCAACCTCATACCCCGTATTAAATGCAGCTGTTAACGCCTGCTCATCCGTGACTAGTTCATTCTGCCAATTTAAAAAATGGTTGTAAGCGAAGCCATTAAGGTTACCCAAAGCCTTCCAGTTGCTATCAATAACTTCACCTACCGCAATCACATGCGGCAAAGTGCCAAGATAGCTATAGAACCAACCTGTCACTGCATCCAGAACCACATCCGTTGGCGTGAACACCGTAACGCCTGCAGCAAATAGCCCTTTTTGGCTATGTTTAACTCCCTCATAGGAAATAATTTGCTGAGCGCTGCCGTCTCCAACGCTCAGCCACTTACCCTTCCCAATTCCACCGGAGTTATCGGGCGTAGACCCTGCAGGAACAGTTTTTGGATATGCCCCATCCCAGCGATAGTAGTTTCCATCGCCATCGGGGAGTTTCCACCTTAGGGCCTCATCAAGTGACGTTAATGTTGCCCCGTCCTGAAATGAATCAAGTGTCACGAAACCAAGGCTCTGAATGGCTTGTATAGCCATTCTATTAATTCCCTCGATCGTATAATGCTCCTTGCCAAATCTATCGATATAAACTTGCTCAGGAGATGTAACGAATTCGTCAATTTTTCCCGCGTTAAACTTAAGGTCGCGTGGTGATTCGCTTGGAACTGGTAGGTTGGTAGGAGTAGTGGCCATAATTTTTCCATAAAAAAACCCAGCGCGATGGCTGGGTTATTGAGAGTTGGCTTTAGTTAGACGTTATAGTCTGGTTTCGCGTCGAAATACTCGTCACAGGTCAGGGAGAATGTGCCGTCTGAGTTTGGTTTCTTGTCTGATACTCGCCAGCGCATGGCCTCCATTTCTGCGGTTGTGGCGATTACATAGCGGGATGGGGATTGAACGTTGTAGCCATCAAAGATATTGAGTGTGATGTTCGGCACCTCGGCTGTGAATCCAAACTTTGTGTCTGTGCGTGGGTATGCTCTGATTTTTTCCGTAGAGTTGCCGATCGAATCGGTTACCCTGACATACATGTCACCAGCGAAATTAATCTGCTCGCTAGTATCAAAGTTATTGCCGTTCCTCGCGACGATGTAACCAGCTTGCTGGTTTGTGTCGTATGTATCAGCGACAACAATCATCTCACCTGGTGAAACATACTCACCATCAGCGAGCGTCTTCATGTTCATCTTCATGCGTGAGCTGATAAGCCGGTTAACTTCCAGAAGCGCTCTATCCTCTGCTTGATATTCGTTTCTGCACCCGCTCAACGATATCTTCAACGGAGATAATGCCGCTTGCTCAACAATCCCTGTGTCTGTGATGCGGTATCGGATATAGGTTTTCTTGTTTGTTTTTGGACTGACATACTCAATTTCTACACCGTCGTATCCTCCGGGCATGGTCATGTCGTAACTGATTTTGTACTCATCAGAGACGAGGTTGGCACGATTGAATACAGCAGACGGGAACTCTTTGCGCTCGTCCCTTGCGAACGTAAGCACACCATCATCCCAGTACGCAATGACGCGGCCAGCGTTGCAGATAGCCTCGACACGATTGCCAAGCGATGTGTCCTCATCGTCAAACGTATAGTCAAAGTATCCAAGGCGCGGATCCGGTAATGACTGATAGATGCTGTAAAGCTCGTACAGGTCTATTGTGTCCGCTGGCTGCTTCCCTATCACTAGCCACTCATGAGTAACGGCATCGGCAAAGCTGCGTGACGGCCTGAGCGTGTAGTCAACTGTGCGAGTATTAATGTCATAGCTGATTGTGTGACGCGTAACGAGTGCGTTGTATTTGCGATCACGTGAGCTTGTAGCCTGTTCAGTAGCACGTACCGTTACCTTTACCAGCGTATCGTTCTGATAGGTCACATTCTTGCGGCGTGTTACTGAGTGCGCTTCGGCGATCTGCAGAAGATTGCTATCAGAACTGTTGTTAGTCTTTCGCAACTGGAAAGCATATCGCGCCTTACCATACAGAGGCGTGAACTTGAATGTGCCGTATATATAATCAGCCCGACTATCGCTAGCGTTGAAAACATAGCTTGAGTAGCTGTACTTCGGAGATATCCTATCGTTATCGTCATTTACAGCCCAATACTCAATCAAGAAGTCAGCGCCTTCGCGCTTACCAAGCTGCGCCTGCAGATGTACCCACAGTTCATCACCTTCGATTGCTGCGAAGTATGGCCCGGATATATTCCCTTTGTTTTCAGTCAGCGTGAATATCGTGTTATTGATTGTCGATCCAGATGGAATCTCGACAGGGCTGTTGATTGATGAAAGTTGGAATGTGAAGTAGTTAACAGGGTCAATAACTGCACCATCATCTGACTCAGTAGCCGAATCCAACGACGCTGAAAACGTGACATTCTCCGTCACATCACCTGATGCTAAATGACGTGTTACGTTGACGGTAACTTGCACTGGTAGAGGCTTAGGGATGTCATAGAAGTAATCAAAATCTGATGACTGCACGATTTTAACCGCGGCAGATGTACCAGTGATTGTTCCTGACACCACATCATTCGTTGTTGCCGTAGCGACTTGCTCGCTGTTGTCTTCGTTTGGCCCCAGCACTTCTTGCCCGTCAACATCATCAAATTCAAATCCCTGAATGATTTCTGGAATAACGGTACCGGGAGGATAAAACTGGTAACTTGCTCCGGCGATAGCTCCGAGGCTGGACTCTGAATAGCGCACGCTCTCAACCGTGTAGTTCCCGATCCCGAAATTCATCCACTCTGTGACGTACTTGATGTTGCCAGTAAATTCGAACATAGACTGCTGGATTAAGTCTGGGAATGAGCGAACCTGCCCATAAATATCAGGTCTAGCTTGATATGTGCGGGCGATATTTGTTTGACCGGTCAGCTTATTATTTGGGCTTTCTTTTGCGTTATTATCCGCAGAAGTCGAGAATGAAGGTTTAGGCGCTAAGAACGAGAATACTTTTGTGACGAGTTTGAATACTGGGCTCAGGATATCGCTGACTATGCTGCGCGGCTGATCGAATATCTGGATGCGATGTAGTTCTGTGAGTTCAAACGAAAGCTCGGTCTCCTCGTCTGCCACTTTGCCATTAATAACAATAACAATATCCTTGGCAAAGTCCTGTTGCTCTAACCAATTATAAAAGTTTGAGCCATTTGGCAGATCAATCCTTTCCTTCGGCACTCCCGGTAAGTGCTGTATTTCTAGAAGTGCCATAAGAATAAAACTCCACTTTAGTGAAAACTTTTTCCATTACACGCAGTTTGTCGAGCCTCACAGAGCCATTGAGGCCGCGGCTATGCAACGCCATACCGTTGAGCACTAAACCTACATGCTCAGCTCTACGCCCCATGTAGCCAACAAAAATGCCATCCTCGATGGGGACTTTCTCCCGCTGCCAAAACACCACTTCTTCTCTGTAGCAGGTAAGGAAATCACGGTTACTTTCATACCCAGCCTTGTGATGCACTTCTTTGCCGAGAACATGCCTGTAATACAGCGCGACTAGACCCCAGCAGTCACAAGATTCCATGGAACAGGCACGGTTAGCCCACGGAACGCCGATCATCCGTTTGATAAAGTCAGATTTAGTCATTTCTTATCCGATTTCGAGTCCGGGCCAATCTGCTGGGTCATACAGCAAGGCCACGTTTGTATTGAGTGGGTTTGTCATTGATAGAGAGACGTTGACGTTATCAGCATCGAGAGAACAGTCTTTTGTGTACAACGTCCATGCTTTAACCGCAGTTGTCATATCTTTGGAGTCAAACAAACGGTATGTGGTCGTTATCGGTTTGACTCGGCTATATGAACGCCAAGCTTTAAGTTGCTGCTTAAAGTCCTGAGCCAAACGACTGAACTTAACCGTCGAATCGATGATTGGCGTGCTGCTTTGCTGGCTTTCTGATAACTCGAATCGGCAAGGTTTGTACTCTACTCCGCCGAGCTTCTTCGGGAAGACTTGGTTATTGACTAGCTCAAAGCTACCGAAAGATACATGATGGAACTCAATGGTCTCGTAGATTATCCGGTTCGGGCGCTGAGCCCGATACTCTCTTAGCGTTGGCATTGTTATGGCACCCTCGGCAATGATTCCGGATCACGGTCATCAGGATAGCCAGTGACAATGATATCCAGCCAGCTAGCCCAAGGCGGCGGCAACTCGACAATGATGTCGTCAAACTCATCATCAGCGTTATTCAGCTTCCTGCAGATGACATCTCCAGACCAAGTAAAAATATTTCCCGTCTGGTTCCACGTGGGCCACGCCGTAAAATGCAGCTCCTGCAACTCTATGCCTGTGTCTCCAGTGCCATTGTTCAACCGCATTGAGAACCACTGGTTACAGTTATCCAGATAGTTCGGACTGCGCAGCCACTGCATGAATGCACGGTGCTGTGTGAACGTGAATATCCACTTGAGAGAGAATGACGTTTTTAAATCGTCGGTTAACTTCTGGAAGATTGGCGCGCCTACCAAAGGCTGATCTGTTCTGAATCCGGTATCTGTCGCCGGACTTTTGTCAGACTTCTGCGCCAGTGGCAGCCAATCAGGATATGGAATAGCCATCTTAGCCCCCCGTGGCGCGTGAAGTTGCTGTGGTATTGCGGGTTATCGCAGAATGCATAGGCCCTTTGTTATCCATGTCCATGACAAATGCCTGAATGGTGAGATTGTTGCCATCTTGCGATGTCTGAGCATCGAATGAGTGACTTCCCGATGTGTAATCGTTGAATACTACTGACACTTGAATGTTGCCGCCGCCACCGCTGGAAATGTCCTTATTGCTTATAACCGAGCCATTATCGCCCGGTATCATGTACTGACTGCCATTGCTGGCTCGGAAGATTTCAGGCATTCCTCCTTCACCGACCTGATACATAGATCCTGCAGATACTGGACCGCCATTTTTACGAGCCCCAGCAATTCCCACCGCGAGAGCACCAACCACCGCGCCGATACCAATCGCTGCCGCTCCACCTAATGTACTGATGGATGCAAGCATTGCTGCCGGTGTCCATGCCGCTGTTTGCGTCGCCGCTGCCGCTGCACCTGCCGTAGTTGTTGTGGCAATGCCCGCGGTCTGCGCTGCAGTAGAAGCCGCCACCGCGCCTACGGTTGCAGTTTGCCCCATGATTGCAGACTTAACCCAGTCGACTCCCATTTGAACAAATGAGTTTATTAGCTGGTTCACAACAGAGTTAGCTAAACCACGCATTGCATCGCTTACGCTTTCTGTTCCAGTTAGCATCCCAGCAAATGCGCTTGATGCGTTATTACCCAGTGCATCAAGAGAAGACGCTAGCATCTGATTAGCCTTACTTTGTTGAGAAAATAGCTCCCACTGCGCAGCCGTTCTCTGTGCTTCATACTCAGTGTTAGCAGCATTCATTAATGCCAGTCCATTGGCTGTGATAACTCCCTTCTTAGTTTCGAACTGCTGTATGAGAGCTAACTTTTTAGCATGTTCATTAGCTAACTGTTGGACAGGGTCTATCTGCCCTAATGCTTCCTGCTGTGGAGAAACTGCCTGCTGTGCGCGAATTTTCGCAATATTAGCTTGATGCGATTCTTCTAGTCGCTCCATTGTTTGGTTGTATTGCTCTTGGCTAATTTTTTTAGCTGAAAGAGCTGTATTTAAATCTTGTATATCCTGCTTATAGCTTGCGTTTTCTCTATTCTCAGGAAGAAGCTTCTCCGCTGCCGCCTGCGCTTTTATGGCGTTGGCCGTGTCCCATTTTGCAGCTGCATATTGACGGGCCTCCGCAATCTGCGACTCAGTAGCACCTTTTCCAAGTGACTGCTCCGCATTGAGCATCGCCTGCTCACGACTCAGTTTATTGGTTGAGTCAGCAGCGAGTTCTGACTGTTGTTTCAGGTTCGCCAGTTTTTGGGCAATAGAATCAGCCTGAGAAGCGCCTTTTTTACGCTCTGACTGAAGTGTCTTCTGCGCCTGTGTATTTTTGTACGTAGCGGCAGCGTCATCCTCCATCTGCTTAGCGTGAGGATCACCCTTCGCAAACCCTGCATCTTCTGCAGCATATTGCGCCTGCAATCGCGCGCGCGCCTCTCCCTGAAGCTTTGACAGCGCAAGATTACGCTCGGACTGCTTGATTAGGTTTTTCTGCCCTGAGGTTAGGTTGTCAGTTTCCTGCTTAAGCGCCGCCACGTTGCCTTTCGCAGTAACAGCCTCGCGCGACAGGTTAACCAACGTGCCAATGAATGCCGTTAACGCCGTCTGGCCTTTCTCAGTAGAGCTCTGTGTGTTCTGCAACTCCGCCGCAAGACGTTGCAAAGCCTCTGGAGTAGGGTTTTTAGCAATATCAGAAAGCTGCTTGCTGAACTCGAATGCTTTCTGCTCTGAGATGCCGAACTTATCTGCCACTGCCCCAACAGTATTGCCAATGCTCATCGTCGTAGCATTGAAAGCCTGTCCTGCTCCAAAAGCCTGCTTCATTGCCTGAGAGTAATCATCGGTCGTGATATTCAGGGCAGAAAGGCGATCGTTAAATCCATCAACCGAAGCGTATCCTCCGGAAAATGCAGAGAGCGCCTTGTCACCAAAGGAGAGAAGTGAGCTGGAAGCATCGCTAATCGCTTTCGGGATTTTGTTGATCGCCTCGTTGTATTCAAGAAGTGCTTGGTTGCGCATCAGCGTAGCAACCTCAGCATTCGTCTTGGCCAGCAGAGCATATTTATCTGACAGCGCGGCTACCCCGTTCTGGGAAACGGTAATAACCTTATCCATTGCCTCTGCTGCATCTTTAAGTGCATCCATGGCGTTTTTGCCGCCATTTAAAGATGTAATCAGCGTACCAGCGATGACTGTACCCAATGCAATGACGGCACCAATAACCGCTCCGCCGGGTCCGAACGCCCCCGCCAGCTGCGACCCCAGCTGTGAGAATGCTACAAGCGCAGATTGCCCACCTTGAACCTGTACAATAAAGTCCTGAACCTGATAACCAGCTTGTTGCATACTGGTTTTCCATTTTCCATGGCTTTTTGATCCAGTCTCTACCCCAGTCTTCATATCGAAAAGGCGACCAGTTAACTCGCCTATTTTTTGCTTCTCTTCATCAGAAGCTTTTGAGCCAGCTCTCAACTGAGCGGCAAGTACGGCAGCACTACGAGCGCCATTCTCCTGAGCTTCATCCAGTACCGCTAACTGATTACCTAGCGCTTCAATGATAGATTCGGCACGGCTAAATTCACTGCTGGCTCCCCCTGTACCGCTGCGAGCCTCTTCCATCGCTCTTGCAATACCACTGACGTTGGTGTTCAGCTTGCGCAACTGGTTGTCCATGGAGTTGGCGTAACCGGCAAGTTCTGTAAACGCAGATCCGGTTTGCGATGCACTCTGGTCTAGGTTATCCATCCCCTTTCCTGACTGCTGGGCGGCAGCATCTAATTTATCCAGAGCATCAATGGCCTGCTTCCCACCTTGCAGCAGAGGCTCAACGTCGGCGCTGATTTCATAAACGATGCTACCGGCACTTTTTTCACCTGCCATATTTTTCTCCAGGCAATAAAAAACCCCGCCGAAGCGAGGTTTATTTAATTAAGAGCTGTCATTTGCAATATAAGTTGTAATTTAATTCGTATTGCTTGTTTTCTATCTTGATTTGGTTCTTGCCTAACTCTCCAGATGAGCGAAGTGATGCCATGGGGAATTTTGAAGGCTTGATCGTCACATGGCCTGTTTTAACCTCATAAACGAAGCGAGCACCTATTCTGCTGAGGTCCGTTCTTCCACTAACGACACCACATACCGACTCTTTTCCCGCATAACCTTTTACATCTAACGAGCTGAAATCCAGTCCATACTCAGGGTTGAAGTCATTATCACATTTTGCGATAGCACTCTCTTTTGCAATAGAGCCGCCTGACGCCATCAACTTCCATTTGTCACATTCACCAGACTTATAGCGAGATTCTAAGTTCTTTGTTACCGCATCTCTTGCTGCAGAAACAGCATCAGCATTGTTCGCAAAACACGGTGCAGCAATTAAAAGAATCGCAGCCACTAAAAGTTTCTTCATATCCCTATCCCCTTCGATAAATGTGCCAAAAGAGTAGCAGGGATCTGGCAATGAACAAACTGCATTATATCTTCTCCTTCGCCCGACGCGCGGCCTGTTTCTTCAGATATTCATCAGCTACAGACTCGTACTCTTCTCGAGTGAATCCCTTCTGATCGGGGTACTTAGCTGCCAGCAGAAATTGGAACTCTGTCATCGTTAATTTGGATGCTTCATCACGACTCATTCCGAAGTGACTCCGTGCAGCGCTGATATAATCGAATGCACTGAACGAATTGGTTGTTTCTCCGGTCTCATGGCGCTGCAATCTTCTTACCTTCGCTTTTCCAACAACGCCGTGCTGTAGTAAGTGCTGCGCCATGACAATGATGTCATTTCGTGGCATTTGACCTGGTCGATACACCACACAAGATCTCCACCCCTTCCATTCTCCGATCATTGGCGCTAAATCATCCTGACAACAGGCCTGAATAACCCTCATTGATGTAGAAAGCATTTTCTCTGCCACGCGGTATAGCGAAGATGAAAGCCAATCAGGAAGTCTCCCAAAAGCACTCGCATATCCGGTAAGAAACCCGCTCAGTTCACTTCCATGGACAATGGCGTATGCCTCAACAATTTCATTAGGATTTCCAATGCGCGTCATGGCTTCAAATGATGGGCTTAATAAATAATCCTTTCCCCCGTCTCGACTATCACTAATCGAAACTTCTCCTATATCAATTAATGCTGTCATGACTCATTCCAGTGAACGGTTATTATCAAGGGCAGCACAGCCACCCTTTGTAATAGCTGCTAGCTGACGGTTACGGTGCATGCCGCAGAGGTGATTTTCTGCGCCGGCAGTGATGCATCAGTTACCTCGCAGGTATAAACACCTGCATCTCCAGATGCCGCACTGGCTTTGTTAAAAGTAGCCGTAGTCTGCCCGCTGACAGCTGATCCATCCTTTTTCCAGACGTAGGTGTATGGAGTGACACCACCTGAGGCAACAACCGACATATTCAGCGCAGAACCAGTTGCAACTGACTTTGTGGGCGTCAAATCTGTGGTGAAGGCTAAAGCATCAGCGGCATTCACTTCGATTGTGCTTGCATCGCCAACCTTGAACTCAGTAGAGAAAGTAACGATATCGTTAGTCCCACCATCTGAGCTCAGCGCTGTGATGTTCATATACCCAACAAACTCAACAGGGCCGTAATCCATGCGCACCCAAATACCTGGCTGACGCTTAGCTTTAAGCTCACCGGCAAAATATTCGATGAACTTGCCGACACCGTACTGATCCAGTTTGTCTTTCTTGCGAACCTCACCTTCAAACGAGATGGTGAAATCACTGTTGGTGATGATGGTTTCAACGTAACCGCCGCCATCATCTGCGTCAGACGTGACAGTGTTTGGGTTGAAGTCGAAGCCCTTGGATGTGCCAGCGGCCAACGCTTTCCATTCGGATTCTGACGGAACTGTATCTGCGCAGCCATCAGCAACCTCAAGAACGACTGCACCGCCGAATAGGCGCTCATTCGAATTTTGGCAATTAGCCATTTGTGATTCCTCTTTCGTATAAAAAAGAAAACCCGCCGAAGCGGGTGATTTAATATGTTTCTGGCTATTCGCCGTAAGTGCATGAGAACTGCAAACGAAATACAATCCGACCTTCGTCAGTTAGCACTGGTGCTGGTATGGCCCCCATGTTTTGAATATATCCGACACATTCATCAGCCATTGGATGCTGTTGGATGTAGTCAATAATGCGTTGTACTGCCAGAGCAGCCTCGTTTCGTTTCGTCCTAGCACCCACGACATCGACCAAAACGTAATGCTCTGCGCCTAGGTCGTTACGAATCGCTGATCCACCGTTAGACCTGAAAACCATTACAGCCTTTGATGGGTCTTTTGGATCGTCGAACATTAGCAACTGGTCAGTAAACCCATCCGTTAGTCCCGCATTGACAAACATATTCCTGACACGTTCATACATCATTGGGATCATAACGAGAGCTCCTTTAACATCACCTTATCGATGGCCTCTCTCTCCTCATCAAACCCTTTGCTCAGGAATTGCGGTTCGGCGTGAGGGTCCCAGTAATTTCCTTTTTCCGTTCCGCCGCCAAATGATTTACCTTCTCGTGTTTTACCAAAGTGCGCACGAGGTTGACCTTTTAACTTGCCTGACATCTCGTGAACATAAGCAGCATAGTTTGCAGAGTACCCAACCCGCCCAGTAATCAGCAAGCCACTAAAGTCCATTTCTCTAAACTGAGAGTTGATAAGGGTAGATGTATCAATGGGCGTGTAATATGCCGCTCGGGCTGAACCAAGAATAAGCGCTGATTGAATCGCTCTAACGGCCTTGCGCCCCTTAACGTCATTAATCAAATCGTTGAGGTTCTTTTTGGCGTTAGATATTCCCTTCACCTTGAGTCCCATGGCTATACACCTGTGATTAATGCGTAATCATCGGCTAACCGCTCAAAGGTATCTGCGTATCTAATTACCTGTCTAATTTCGTCAGCACCAGCCGCTACAGGGTCTAATTCTGCCGATTCACCAAATAACAAGTAATCTCCAGCGGTGGCTGATGAATACTCAGTCCATATCGTATTTTTAACGACGATTTCTGAGCCTAGGCTGCCAATGCGCTTACTCAGCCCGCTCTCGTAATCACACATGATGATTTCTGGAGCAGACCAGCCAAGCGGATCGCCATAATCGTCAGTTCCGATGCTACGCCAGATTGTTGCTTGTGCGGTATAGCTCCAGTTGGCTGTCGCTGTCATTCTCGCCACCTCTCAACTTTCGCGCCGCTATCACGAATGCGCTTGCAGCTAATCACCCACTCACCGGAGCTATTCACGTAGCCGGTGGTTTCACGTCCGGTATCGGTGCGAACCCATACACGAGAGAATGGTTTCGGACTGCGTTCTGTTACGTCAATCCACGCCATCATCAACCCCCGACAACCATGAATAGGCCAACGCTGTTACCTGCACTAATCGGTAGCTCACTGGTGCATCCGCTGGTATCGAGTTTCGCCAGCGAGTCTCGCAGCCAGGTGATACTGTCATCACCATACTCAAAGGAACGGGACGCACCAGACGGAGCACCCTGCGATTTAATACGGCGTGCACCAGACGATGTAGCCATTAATGCAGCTGCATACATCAGGATGAGTTTTGCGGAGCAATCGTCATATCCAGCACCATTGAGGCAAGGAATAATCTTGTTTACGACGCATAGAATCGGCTCCAGCAGAGCTGATGGTATGGAATAACCCAACTCACCGAGAAACTGTTGCACGTCTGCCTCTGTAATTGGGTTAACCATATTTATTTACCCTTCTTCGATTTGGTAGTGGCTGGCTGCTCTGGCTGCTCTGGCTGCTCTGGCTGCTCTGGCTGCTCTGGCTGCTCTGGCTGCTCTGGCTGCTCTGGCTGCTCTGGCTGCTCTGGCTGCTCTGCAGAATTATCGCCTGGCGTCGCTACTTCCAACTCCTGCGTACCAACTTCAGCCATGATAGATACTCGACCAGCGAACGCTGCCGGTACATCTACAGCGACGAACTCGTGACCAACCGGAAGTTGCTGAAAAACACCATCAATCACTCCCCAGCAGCCAGCTTTCTCGACTTTTAACTTTTTCATGATCTCTCCCGTAGAAAAGGGGCCGAAGCCCCTTAACCCTGTGCGTTGAATACTTTCGAGCGGCCATTAAAATCGCGCTTAATCTGCAGACCGACAGCACTCCAAACCAGAGTGTTGTAGTTATCGAACGGATTTTGGCGCGGGATCATGAAGGTGCCCACTGGGGCCGCAATGCGTGTTTTGATGTACTGAGAGTTGCGCACATACGCAATGAAGTGGTTGCCAGTCAGCTTGAAGGTCTGGTTAACAGACTCAATACGGCCGTAACGCAGGATATACTCCAGCACTGTGCCTTCTTTAAAGCCAGCAGCGTCAGAATATGGCTTGTTCAGGTTACGCATGATGTCAGGAGAGGCCCATAACTTAACCTTTTCCTGTACGTAATTGTCATCAAGCAACTTAGCAAACGGACCAGTGAAGAATGCGACGGTTTGATCAGGCGTTGAAGTGGTTAGGTCGATGTTCAGGCCGGATGCGCTTAAATCCACTTGATTGGTATTAGCATGGTTGATAATACCCGCGCCGACGTAACCTTTCACCTTCACCTTAGCGTCACCCGACAACATATAATCAGCCATGTCCTCACGGATGGCGGCAACATGCGCCTCCTGATCATCAGCCATAGCGTCTAGGTTCTCTGACTGCATGCCGTTCCACTCACGCCATTCACGGCTATATCCAGTGTTGAAGATTGGAATTGGGTCGCCAGCTTCATCGTAGATGACTTTATCCAACTCTTCCGGAACGTGACCGGTGAGGGTACGGTGAACCTTACCAGCATCACTTGATACTCGGTACAGGGCGGCGGTCTTACCGATGGAGATCGGCGTACCAAGACCCAACAGGTCATCTAGCAAACCATTACCTTCGTCGTTACGGAATACGCGGGTAGTGATATTGTCCACTTCGCGCCAGTAATCTTTGGAGATCAGCGCCGATTGGTTAACCTCCAATGCACCACCGTACTGTGCAGAAATGTTTTTCTGATTAACGTTGAAGGACTCGCGCTGCATCAGCAGCTGATTCCACGCCTGTTTCACCTGGTTATATTCGGTGACCAACTTCTTATTGAATACGATCATGCGGTTGCTTTCCCTGATTTGCGAACTTTAACAAGCTGAACTTCAGCGCCAACAGTGATTTTTTCGCGTGAGTAAAAGAGGACAACATCAGTGTCTGGAGCAGCTGATTTCTTGAGTGTGCCGTCACCAGCAGATACTAAGCCTTCGTTCTCCAGCAGTACCTCGCCGGCCTTAACTCTCATGTGATAATCAACATCGTCTTCACACATGATTGCTGCGCCAGTGTCACCGGCAGGAACGGCATCACGAATATCGCCACCACCGATATAGTTATGCTGAAGTGCCAGAGCAACGCCTGCTCCACCGGCAGTAGAGTGAACTGCCAACTTCCCAGTGCTGTCTAGCATCACAAGAGAACCAGGCATAACATCAGCAGCCATGATTGCTTCAATGACCTGCGGGTCATTCTTACGGGCGGGGCCCGCGATTACGGTATGGAAACGAGGAGCGAGTGCCATTATTCAGGTGCCTCCATGGTGAGAATATCGCTTTGTGCACTGTTACCCTGAAAAGCAGGGTTAAGACCGGTGCTGGTCTGGCACTGTGAATACATGTCGTTCAGCGCATCGCCTGAAAGCGAGTTGATCGCAGATTCGGTCATGAATGGGAATTTCGTCTTTACCGCTTCACGCTTCGTTTTTAGGTCTTTTTCGGCGTTGGCCTGCAATTGAGTTTTCAGGGTGCTGATCTCCTCGGTCAGTGGTTTCAACGCCAGATTGACAGCCGCGGTAATAGCTTCAGAGTTAATCTGAGGCTGACCTGGGTCACCACCACCTTCTTTCTTCAGCGCTTGCTGGTTATAGGCGTCCCAGACCTGATCGTCGGTCAGCCCCTCGGTTTTAACGCCTGCGGCATTGAGCGCGGCGATCATCTTTTCTTTCATCGGGTTTAGTTCCTTATTTGTGGTTTTTACTTCTTCGTACTCGGTTGGCTTGCGCACGACTTCTAAGGGATCGCCAACAAGCGTTACAACCTTGTCAGAGATGAGATACTTCTGATCGAAGAGCTTAGGTTTGGTGTTACCTCCATCCTCTTCGTAAACAAAATGGTCAGGCCAGACACTGACGACATAGCGCCACTTCTTGTCGTCCTGCTTGATTGACATACGTAACGCCTGGTAGATATCGTCGAAAGACATCTCTGAAGCGTTACTCATGAAGAACTTAACTTTGTTCCACCATCCGTCTTTCATGCTGTTAGCCGATTCGATTAGGCTCGTCGATTCAACATCTGCCTCTTGTCCGTCAGCGTTCACGAACATCCCCACGCCTTCATCAGGTGTTCCGGCACCAGGCTCATCAAGCAGGATTGCGATGTGGTCGAACTGCATGTTGTGAGCTACCCATGCATATTTCTTCTGCTTCGACTCACCTGATTTTTGCTCTTTGTTCAGCAGCAGTCCGGTGGATACATGAATGGGGTCGGCATTGTTGCCGGTAATCATGTCGTCCAGACGCTGAATAAGGCGCTTACCGTCAGGTTTGGTATCAGCGACAGCTTTGTTGACGTAAACGTCCATCACGACTTTATCGTTGGCTTTGCTTACGTTCTGCGCCCATGCCCCAGCGTAGTAATCGTTGACTGCTTGTGGGTCGTTAGCACTGACGTATTTACCGTTCACCATCGGGTGACCGATCGGCATTAACTTTCGCTCCATCGTCAGGTAACTGTTGTTAATCTCCTCCGCCGGGTACAGGCCACCATTCATCACGATGTCATCGACGATAGGGACCGCACCACGAATGACGTAGTGTTCCTGACCGTTGATGGTTGTCGTTGAGATGTTGGAGGCGTTGATGGCGAGGGATTTAACGTGGATGCTGGATAGCTTCACGTGGCGTCCTCTTATCGGTTTTTGGGTGGTGGCATCACTTTGCCTAATGAGGTTGTTTTACTCGGTTGATACCCGCTCAATGGTGCTGGCCGGCAGCGTTCGCAAAACCTAGCTGGCGCAGGAATATATTTACCGCAGCGACGGCAGGAGCAAGTTTCAAGAGCTCCTTGACTGGCAGCAATTACGATACCTACCACGATGATCAGTAAAAACAGGGTGATGACTGCGATCATGCGGCCTCCTTAGTTGTCCACTGCTTACGCTCTGCTGCCAACTTATCAGCCAAACCTTCATTGAAGATGCTGCCGTCGTCGTTTAGCAGAACCGGAATCTGGCTGCAGTAGCAGTTATACCGGTTGCCGTTCTCGGCGTAGAAGTCTCGCACCTCTTCAGTGGTGTAGACTTTTCCATGGCGACTGGCGTGCCAGGAGCGCGTAGTTGGTTTAAGCGCTGACAGCCACAGCAGCCCAGTATTAAGACCTAGCCGGTCAGCAGCCCAGTCTGTTTCATTCCATTGGGCCTCTCGCAGCGCACCAACCTGCTCAGTCTGAGCGATGGTCTTGGCCTTCGACATACTGACATCGAGACGCTTGCTGATAACGCTGGCCGTCTCGCGAGGATTCACGCCGCGAGCCACTGCGTCGGTGATGATGTTGATCAGGTCGCCGCGAGCTGTATCGCTGATGACTTTCCAGTCACTGAACGTTGTCAGCCTTGCCGCTGCAATCTGGTTTAGATAACCAGGGCTGTTTAAAAGTTGCTGTAACGTCGTCTGGCTGGCGTATACCTGCGACTGCTGCGAGAGGTTGTTGAATGCCTCCAGTGTGCCGCGCTGTGCTTCTACGGCGACGAAATCCATCGCCCATAGGTTTTGTTCTCCGCCATCCAGCAGGTAATCGTCGAGAATGCCCTGCACAGCCTCTAGCAGGTCAGCCAGCTCTTGCGCCGACATGTCGTAGATGAACTTGCCAGCGTTGACTTGGTAGAGCCGCATATCCTCGCCGTTATCGTGGCAAAGAAAGTGCCAGTTATGGCTATTTACCTCTCGCTCTCGCCCGGTCAGGCGCTGGTCGAACAAAGCTTTCAGCGAGCGCTTGATGCCGAGATACCTTTCCTCGATATCACGAAACATTGCATTCACTTGCTTCGCCGAGCGCGTAGGGTCAACCTTACTGCGCGGAACTATCGGTAGCCCCACCTTTGCCGTCTGTTCTGGTGTCATCGGCCAGTGGATCATCGGTTGTCACCTTCTCATAAGGTTTCTGTGGCTCTTGCGGATCAGGCAGTGGGTCAAGCCCAACAATCTCGCGCAGCTCATTGGCCGTGAATGGTGGTTCACCACCATAGAAGCCAGATGTTTTCTGCACGATGTCGGCAAGCTTAGAAGCATTCTCGATTTTCTCTTTCTCGCCGGGTGCTAGCAGGTCGCTCCATGAGATGGTTACCTCGCCTTTTGTCGGTGGTTCAATAACTCCCAGCGTCCATAAGCGTTCAAGCAGTGCAGTGATGCGGTCAGTCAGGAAGCCATTGCGGCGAGTATTACGACGAATTGCCCAGTCTGTTTTATCCTCGTCGCTAGCCAGTCGCCCGGTCTGCTGACCGAACAGAATTGTGAACGGGATTTGTACTGATGCCGCCAACTCGTTCGCGGTGACTTCCCACGTCGGTCCCGGATCACCAGGTGTCACACTCAGAACGTGCATTTGTCCAGCCTGCATAACTGCTGCAGCGTCGGTGCCTCGGTTAAGTTTGTTAACCTTGTCGCCCATTGCTTCGCCGAGGTCGGCATATCCAGCTTTCTTAGCCTGGTCAGCCAGCGTGTTCATGTCGGTTTCTTTGCTGAACTCAACGGCAATCTGACGACTAGCGTTCTTAAGGAAGCCTTCTGCCCCACCTCCTGATACTTTCTCAAGGTCGAGGCCTTTGTTGTAGCCAGCTTCAAGCAGAGGGATGCCAGACAGGACATTGTCATCCTCGGATCCTTCACAGAACAGAATTACGCGGCTCGGGTGTACCGGCTCCCCTCGCATCGGCCCAACGAAAGCCTCATCACCAACCGGCTGCTCGTTGAAGTTGAACATATTGGGTTGACCGAACGTTTCAGACTGCCTGTCATTATCCCACTCAGCGACGGTTAGCTGCGGCTCCCATACTGGAATAAGCTTAACGAGAGCGGCCTCCCCCAGGCTTTTAACCAAGGCCGTGTTAACTTCCTGATCCCAGTCACGATTATCTTTAACCTGCAGAAGCAACGCAGAATAGCGCCCAACCATGTTGCGGCGATCGGCGTCCTTCACCTTTGGCCACCACTTCTTCATAAATTTGGTAACGTTCTTTTCCCAGGCGTTTGTTTTTTCAGCCTCCTGAGCTTCGTCACCATCAACGATGATTGGATAATCTTGCCAGCAACCATCAAGTAGACGATGCACCACAGCGAAACCAGCAGCGTTGCGGCGGTACATGTTGTAGAAGTCGTTGAAGGTTATCGTGCGCGGATATCCAAATTCATGGTAAAGCGTCGGGCGCTTTGTATTACCACCACCAATTCCGATGGAATTAAGGTAGTTAGCTCGCCGCATTTCAGTGGCGAGGTTGTTCACAGCCATCTGAAGGCCGTTATTTTGTTCGCTCACTGGCGATGCTCCTTAAAAGAATACTGTGCCGATCTGCTTGCGGTTGTTCTTCGCTACTGCGAAATAACGGAATCCGTCGGAACCGTGTGATGTGAAGTCATGAAGTGGTTTATCTTTCCAGCATCCGCGCTTGTCATCCCACTCTTTGCGGTAACCTTCCAGATGAGATATGCCTTCAGAGCACTTATCTTCATCGAAAACGCAGCGCGGTAGAATTTCACGGACTGATTCAATGCCGGTATCAACACCAACTTTTGGCACGACTCTGAATGTCATCGTGTACATCTGCCCGTCAATCTCATAGCCCTCTCTGGCCAGCTCGCGGCGAGACTTCGCGTCAGACCCAAACTCACGGTTATCTATGTCATGCGGTCCCCAGTGTTCGCCGTACTCGTAGCCTTTATCCTTCAGCACCTTCATGTAGTGCCTCAGACCCTCACCAGAGTTCTCGTAGTAGTCGATGACATGAAACTCTTCACCAACTTCACGCACGAACCAGATTGCCGTGGAGTCGCCCACGCCGATATCCCAGAACGTGTGAACCGGTAGGTGTGAGTTGTCTGGTAGCTTGCCGATTCGGCCATTCTCGTACAGCCAGCGGAATTGTTTGGCGTAATACGCGCCTTCAACTGACTGTTGGAATGCTTCAGGGGGTATCGAAGGATATTCACGCTTCATGTCGTCGCCGAGCGTTTTCTCTTTCGCGAGATACCACGCCTTCTGGCGCTCATTCAGCACTATTCCGTACTTACCCTGTAGCTCAGCAAAGTATTCGCAGAGCCGTTCTGGTAGTTGCTCTACTGGGTCGATGGCATAGAGTGGATTCTTCCACCATGAGAAGAAGAAGAACTTCCAGTCGAGGTTAGATAATGCTTTCTTCTGTATCGCCGCTTTCTCTGCCGTCTGGCAGTAGTCAAAGAAGTAACCAGCGCGCCCCTCGGCGGTGCTCTCGATTGTCGTGAAACAATCAGTGGATACCGCTTCAAACGCACCAGTGACAATCTCACGAGCCTTGTCTGGATACTTAGCGCATATCTTCCCGAACTCGGAAACATGTAGGTAGCGCAGTGTGCCGCCACGGAATGATGTGCTTACGTAGACTGACCCGCCATTATTGAACACTAACTCCCCAACAGAGTCATTCTTTGCTGGGTTAGCTTTTCTGATGATCGCTGGGAGGTTGTCATATGCGTATTTCACTTTCTCGCGAAATAGGCGTTTAGCATCATTCAGCGTGTGAGCTATCAGCGCACACTTTGCGGACTCAAACAGCGCCGCATCAAGCTGAACAATACAAACTAGAGTAGTAAATCCTAACTGACGGGCCTTGAGGATGATGTTGCGCGTGTGCATCCCATCAAAATACTCAAGCTGCTCAGGCGTCATCCTGAACTTAATTTTCTTACCACTCTTATCGGTGATGTAATAAAGATTGTTTAATCGCCAGAACCTATTTTTAAGGTTCTTTTTCATCTCCGCAAAACGCTGACTGATTGCTGACATTTATCACGCCTCTGATGATATCTCCCGCAGAAGCTCAGCCATCTCGTCATCAATGGAGAGTTTGGTTTCTAACTTATCGGAGAAAGCCTGAACGCTGATATGCTTGCCTAACAATTCGAGGTTCTTCACTTTATCAGGCCATTTAATTTTCTTAAGCAGAGAAGGTACATCGCCGGATGACTCAACCACATCAATCCCTGAAAGTGTGGTTCTCCATACCTTGGGCCAATCTTTAATCGGCTTTAGCTCACCGTTTTCAAGCAGAATGTCAGCTACGTCCATCTGATCAATTTCAGCAAGGCGCTTTAGAACGTAAGCAGCATCAATGCCAACCTGTTCGTTACGCTCCTGCTTAAGCTGAATAATACGTTCGGCAATGTTTGGTTTTGTTAGGTTTTCACAACCAGTTGCTCGGGCAGTTTTCTCACTGTACCCCGCACGAATGGCCGCTTGTGTTGCGTTCAAATCAACGAGGTACTCGCGACAAAACATTTCTTGTTTGTCGTTGAGCGCCATGATTACTCCTGAGTTTCTTCCACTACCGGCTTGAATGTGATTTCACTTAACTCATCCGGCTGAATGTATGTCCATGATCCGTCATGTTCTGCAATAGCGAATAGACCGTTAACCAGTCTTGGCTCTTTGGTTGTCATGACGCCTTCGTATGTGGTTCCGTCTTTCTTTGTTGCTTTGACGTTGTACTTATCAGCCATAAGCGAACATTCCTCTGATTTTTGAGTATCCGCCCTCGGGCGCCATGTGAACTAATGCTGCAATATCGTGTGCTCTCAGTGAAAACACACTGTATTGCTCCATGATTCTTCTGCCACGGTTCATGTAACCGCCATGAGAGTCGCGTGGTGGGCGCTCGGCATTGGTCGTTATTGATGTCTCTGTACGCTCGCGGCTAGGAGAGGGACCGGTTATTGCTAATACAGAGATGCTGCGACAACCCTACGCAATTTGATATTCAGATGTTTTCCATTGTTTTTTCATAGTCACGAGGTAAAACTGTCGCCGTTGTAACTATGGAGTAACCATGAAAGCCGTTATCGTTAAGAAAGTAAGAATGCAAACCAGCCCTCAGTTCGTGCTCATCGTTAAGCGCGGTAATTTTTATTGCTTACATGTGATTGGTATTGCGGTCGATTTGGATGCCGGAGATGAACTCTCATCGGATGCTGAACGCCGAGGAGTATGGCGCATGTCTCGCACTGGTGAACTATATCAAGGTAATTTCATACCTAACTTCTCTCTGTCTGAAGCCGAAGAGGCCCTTTGCCAACTTGTTAATAGTTGATTCGCCAGACTCCCCCCGCTTCGCAGAGGTGCTAACTGACTTACGGCTTACCCGTTGTTGCCAGTACTTACCTATCACTGTTATTAAATGGGTTTTCAAATCCCATTTAGGCGAGCCTTTGTGAAATAGGCTCTCTAACTATTTGTATTTGCAGCAAAGCGTAAATTTGCGCTTAGGCTGCCTTGCCTTGTAACTGGCTGGCAGCCCAAAGCCCAGCTATCCACTGAATACCTTTTGGCGTGAATTTCACTTGAGTGAATGCGTGGCCGTTATGCTGGTTCTCGCCCGTCTTAACAGCGAATCGGCCTGCATCAAGGTGCTGTGAGTATGGGGTTAGCTTCCCAGCCAGCTTGTACATGATCCCGTTATCAATCAGGAACAGGCGGAAATCGTTTTCTTTTATCTTCAGAAGTTTTGCTGTCTCTCTAAATCCCATCAGCCCGGATGCTTCAACGTACTGATCAACAAATTCAGCCTTTGGTGCTGCTACTGCTAACTTATTTTCGAGAGCGGCGTTTTGTTCAGCAAGACGAAGCGCCTCCGGCAGTGTCTGCGGGATTTTTACCGGATGGCTTAAGCTCTGCTCCAGTTCCTGCCAGCGATCGACAAGTCTGGCAGTAAATTCAGGTGAAAGCTGAGCGACTACGATGATGCTGTCACGCTTACCTCTTTCACCCTCAAATACATAAACAGCTACCGGTCTGCCTGCCGTTTGCTTTTCCTCAATTTGAGGAGAAGCTATCGTGCCTCTTTCAATGAGGGTTTCAATGGTTCGTTTGACGTTATCATGTCGCTTCTCTACCAGTTCTGAAATCTCAAGACTGGTCATAATTGCTGGGTGATCATTTACTGGATATTGCATGGCGAATACCTTCAAAAAAGAAACCTCTGTTCACCAGAACGCCCATACCCGATCTCACCATGCTTCGATGGAGTTCTCAGAGGTCGCTTTTGTGAAGGGTTTCGGGGTTTACGATGCGCGGTGAAAGCGCGGTGAAATGCAGATGTAAAAAGCCCCGCGAATGCGAGGCTATCAACACAAGATGAAGTCTCGTAAAAACTAATACTAAATAGAATTGCTATAAAAAGTCGCTGGCGGTTTTATCAATCCAACAATAAAACATTAATGATGAACGAGTCTTATTTTAAAATTTCGACTCCATCAATATGCCAGTATGTAGAATAATAAACCCAGTCAATACAAACAGACTTATTTAAAACATAAGACATATTCAGTATTTTAATTATATTCGCGTCAGTAGCTTCATAACTGCCAACGTTTGATTCACTTATTCTGTTCCCTTCCTTATCCACCAGGGTATATCTATAGTCACCCGCGTAGGCGCGTATTTCGGATACATACGCACCACATGCGCGATCAGTAGAATTGTCCGGAGTGACAGTGCTGGCAGCAAATGAAGCCAATGGAGAAAGAGCAATACAGGCAATTAAAATTTTAGCGATTTTCATATCTGACATACCTCTGTTTACTGGATATTTAAGGGCGGGTGGAATAAAAGATTCATTTTATGATTTACCACGTAAAACCATCAGTTTTAACTTGCGGGAGTTATATTAAAAGCTTTTCGAGTTTGACAATAGAAAAGTGGCAACTTTTCTTAGGTTAACTGTCAACAAGTTTTTATCATTGATTTGTATACACAGTAATGCTACTCAATGGCCGGAATAAGTAAGGATTCAAGCCTAATCACATTATCTGAATTATCGTTACGAGACTTATCACTAAAAAAACCAAAGCAGGCACCTACCGTGGGCATGGCACGAAGAACCCACGTAAACCGGTGTATCACGCCATCTGATTGCGAGCCGAAAGCAGAGTTATTCGCATGAGTATCTCTGGCAATATAGCCAGAATTAGGATATACGTCATTTTGCCATTGATAAAAACGGGTTGCACTTTCAATATTCTCCGGGAGAATACGATTTAAAGCTAAATATTCATGAGCCTCTTCCTGAACAGTACGATTTGCAGGACTTATCCGGGCCTCAGGGTTATCCCTTGCATAAGCATCCAGGGATTCCATGCCAGGATAAAAACCTGCATCAGCACGAATACGGTAAAGATAAACCGGTTGATCTGGTGACTGCATGGATAACTGAAGTGCCCGGGCAGTACTCCAGGTGATATCTGAACTTGTGGCAATAAATGCTGAGTCGCGTTCCGAACCTTCAACCTGAATGCATGATCTACCCCCTATATGAGCAAAAACATTTTCATTATTACCCCAACTGGTAAACCCATTTACAAAAATATCGCTGGGTGGTCGGGTATCAAATCTGTATACAAATTTAGGCGGGGCGGCCATTGCAGCTGACTGAATAAGCATTACCGACGCAACAAGAGCCCCCAGCAAAAGCTTTATCGATTTGTACATTATTTCTTCCTCTAAGATGAGTGGATAAAAATCACAACTAATATTTCGTCTGTCCTCCGATTTAAGATTTCAGGGAACACACTGTGTCTTTATGTAATCCTGAAGGTATTTTATTTTTGCCTGGTCGCTGATAATTCCGCCCCTGATACCGAGAACGTTTCGTCCAGCAGCAGGAGAGAGTTCGACGGTGGCATCATGGCCCATGCGGGCGGGGCGGGCGGTTTGGGTTGCGGCGGACATTGGACACTTGCCTCTGACGAGCACCCGGCCACCAGCATCAAGCCTACGGCGTAGAGCGTCAGTTTCAGATTGCGCATCGGCTAACTCCTTTGTGTACTTGGCATCCAGAGCAGCAACGTCGCGCTGCCGGATTGTCATATCAGTGATGGTGGCATTAGCCGTCTTCAGCTCATTAACTTTGTCGTCACGCTGTTTTTTATATTCAGTTGCGTTTGAGTGATAGCAATCGGTTAGAAATGCTAGGGCGGCGATGATAATGATGAATACAGGCGTTAGGTTAATCTTGCTCATTCATCCAATCCCCAGCATGCCAGCGCACTTTCCTGATCGCGTCTTTCCACTTGACCATAACAGCCATTCTTTTGGCCTTTGGTCAGGCGGCAATCACGGCCACCATCTTTAATCCACCAACGGATTGCCTCACAAGCACCTTTCCGATCGCCTGAATTAAGTCGCTTATAGAACGTTGAAGGGAAGCATTTACCGGGGCCGATGTTGTAAGGGCAGAATGATGCAACGCCTGCTTTCTGTGGTTCGGTAAGGGGGGCATGAATATTCCGCTCTACCCAAGCTAATGCCTTGTCGCGTTCTATGGCGTTTACTTGGTCGCATTTGGACTGCGTTAACTTCATTCCCTGAACGACTGGCTTACCATCAACCATCGTTGCCCCACGACATATCGTCCATATGCCACCGCCATCTCGGTACGCCGTTAGGCTGTTTCCTTCTTTCTCATTCAGAAACTGGTCAAGCAATACCGGAGCAGATGCACCTGATACGATGAGGGTAATCACTGCCGCGCTTAATTTATTTCTCAGGGATGGATTCATTACTCACCCCTTGAGGCTTTACGCCTGTCTTCTTTTACCTTGAAGTAGAGATTCGTTAGAAACGTCAGGAGGCCAAATAGCAGGCTTCCAAGAACGCCAAACGCTGCCCACTGTTCAGGTGAGAAGCCATCAAGGAGTTGTTTAAGCCAGAATAAGGCGCTACCGCCTGACGCTCCGTAGGAAATACCTGTTGTGATTTTGTCCATACGTAGCATCGTCTCACCTCCCCGTAGGGTTAGGCGCTGTGTAATTAATTAGGGAATAGCGTCACCCGTCCCCATGCCAGACAAGGAATGTGTGAGTGCGATTGGTTGGTGTGGATGACGCTAAATGCAAAAAGCCCCGAGCTATTAACTCAGGGCTTCGTGGATTGATACTTATCTTTGGTCTAGTTAGATAACTTGAAACTCTAACCGCTTACCGAGTACCCGCATGGCTTTTTGAACCGCATCGATTTTAGTCGCATGCTTCAGATCGAATAGCCGAGTGATCTCTTGTTTCTTCACGCCCATGCGATTAGCCAGCTCGGTTTGCGTCATGCTGGAATCAATAAAAGCATTAAGCATAAGCACTTTTGAGGCCACGCTAAGCGGCACATCAACAAACTCGCCGGTTACTTCACTGGGTAGCGGTACTTTTCGGTTATCTTCAAAATAGAACTCAAACGCTGTAACTAAAGCATCGAGCGCCATTGATAACGCGTCTTCGCGGCTATCGCCCTGCGTGAGTGCCTCCGGTATATCTGGGAAGCTTACGAAGAATCCGCCGCTGTCTGGTTCTAGATTTACGGGATATCGCATATTGTTATGATGAAGCCTGCAAGTACCAGCCCCTTTCGAGGCTGGTTTTATTACAATCCTAACTGCTTAATGATTGCTTTTCTTAGCGGCTCTTTTATCTCAGAACTGGGATGCCTTGGCATTACACTTCGCTTCCCGTTTAGTCTTAGCTTCAAGTGATTCGTACCATTTGAAACCTCAACCCCCTGAGCTTCGAGCCATCTTCGAAACTCGCTTTGCTTCACCACTCCTCCATTCTGTTGAACATGTTATTATAGTAATCATTTATGTTTACTGTGTCAACATTTTTGATTACTACATATCAGAGAAGAGGATTGAATTGATACCGACCTTCCAGCCGGTTAGGGGGGGATTGCAGTCAATGAGACGAACTTACCCACTGTGCGATTGTTTTCTGGCGTCGCACCGGTTATCCAGAAAGCAAAAAGGCCAGCGATTAAGCCAGCCTTTCTTGAAATCCACGTTAAACATCTTCACGGATTTCTAGTGTTAGAGCTAGATTATTCTAGTTTAGTGCATTTTGCAAGTAGCAATCGTTGTCGGATTTCAACTTTCTGCAATTCTGCTCGTAACTTTCTTGAGTTGGCTATCAGCAAAACTTTCCTCCTTTTCGATATGGGAAATTAGCTCTTCATAAAATGGCTTTGCTCCACGCTTCCACACATCAAGGGTTAGTGTTGGCGCAAGCACTGATACTGCTCTGAATGCTTTTGTGGTTGGGATGCGTTCATAACCACGGCCTGAGCATTGCTTACAGGTATGTTTTACAGGCACTCCCTGCCGCTCCGTCTCTTCGCGATTAACGGCTTCACCGCGCCCGTTGCACTTACAACATGCCACGGAGACTTCACCCTTTCCGTTGCACTTCTGGCACATCGTATGGGTAATCTCCTCCACATATTTAGGCGGAGTCTTCCCACATCCGGCGTGTTTCATGACCATGGCCTTCGACCTGATAACTCGCGCACCTTTGCAGCAATCGCACTGTTCAGTTCCTGCTGCAGATCGGCAATAGTCTTTGTATGCAAACTTTGCGAGCGTTTGCACGACCTTCACCTTAATATTCATATCAAGCTTGCGTAAGGCGGCAACCTTATCGCAGTGCTTGAGTCCGTATTGAGTGAGTAACTGTACCGAGCGTTTTTTATCGTTTTCGCTGATGTTCATTTTCCCGTTGAAGGCAGCAAATCCGAGTGGCGCTCTACTCTGCACCATCCCCAAAGCGCACATGACATCAGTGTTGGTTAAGGCGTCTGATGCTGTTGCGCGAGGGGAGTCGCTTATCTGAGTAGATTTCGGTGAATGAAATTTGACTGTGCTTTCGATATTCATCGCTTACCCCACCTGTTCTTCCCACTATCACCGCGAGCTGTCATGAATACACCGTTAACTATGGCGTGGTGTTTGGCCTCTTTGTCGTTGAGATATTTTGATATGGTTTCCCTGTTGATGTGTAGGCGTCGTGCTAGCTCGCTCTGATTACCGTATGTATCAACTAACATGTCGGGTATGGTTCGGATGTCAGCATCCATAATGACTCCCACAAGGTTTCAAGCGAATCAATGTATAGGCCGCCGAAGCTGTATCGGATTTCATTGCATACGCATTCGTTGGTGGCACTTGGGAAGAAGTTGAGGAAAAAGGTTTCTGCCTTTTTGCATTCCTCCATTAAATCTTCCGCACTGTTTGGCCTGATCACGAAAACCACATCATTGAAAATTGCCGCAGTTTCACATGGGTAAATGATTTTTCTCACGCCGCCTCCAGTTCGGTAATGACCACTTCCAGCTTGCCGCCCTTCACTAGCTCACCGCGCCGCACCCTGAAATCATCAATCTGCTCGTCGTCTTCCATAAATCCAGCATGCACAAGCGAATCAAAGACGGCCTTTTGCAAGTTGTCTAAGTCTCGGCGGCGTTTGTCTGGTACATGGGCAGTAATTAAGAATTTGAGTCTGGAGGTGGTGTGAATATCGAGTTTTTGCTGCTGAATGATGGTGATAATGTCTTGTCTGTATTTTGTGCCTTTCTCGCTGATGTAGTGCCGTTGCCTTGCGTGTCGCCAATATGTGTTTAGGCTTGGCGGGTACGGCAGCGTTAGCCGGTATTCCTTCATAGTTTTAGCTTTCCCTCTGCAATCAGCGCAGCCTGAGTTCGTATTACGCCCTCAAGATGTGCCATATGCGCTTCACCAGCGTCTGTGCGCCTTGTCCTGCGGTCTATTTCATCGTGACATGCAGAGCATGCCCAAGCGCCGAATAGGTCGTTAGGCTTCATCCCTACGCCGCATAATCCAGCCATTCGAAAATGAGCCAGCACTACCGTCTCGCTGTTGCCGTTGCATATGCCGGGCAACCGCACTTGACATTCTCGGCCTTGAGCTTCTTTCCGAAGGTTAGCCATGTCTATTCCTCGCTCGCACTCTAAGCCAACGCACATCATGCAGGTGGGCGCTGTAGTTGAAAGTTACTGTTGATATGGGTTGGGGTTTACTGCGGGGAGTGGATTTGTTGAAGATTAAATTGTCTATCGCTATTTGTGTCGGACTTCGCTGTCGCTTCATGCTGCCTCCGGTGGTTCGGGGTCGGCGCTTGATACAAGCAGCGGCTCGACACCTGTCTCAAAGAAGCTCAACTTACCTTTCATCGGTATGAACGGCAGTGTTTTGGCATCGGCCAGTACAAAGCCTTTCTCACCAAAGAACCATGGAGAATCGCTTTCTTCTACGCAGTCGGTAATGGTTGCAATGCCAACAATGCCACCGGTCTGTAGTTGATCGATTGGTGGAAGCGGTATCCCATGCTCACGGAGTTTTTGGTGAATGAGATTGCACGCTCTGACGTACTCGATGGACTTAACTCCCTGTGAAGCGTGAATCAGTACAGGGCCACGGTATTTAGTGCGCCAAGTTCGGTTCTCAATATCTTTGTAGCCATTGACTATTAGCCAAGCCCACGGCTGCCTGATGCTTATTGCTTTCATGCGGCTGAACTCCTGTTGTGTTGTTGAGCCCAGCGCATTGCGGCTATGGCATCATCACCGAACTTAACGTTATGCTCTGCACCAAATGCCTGTATCAGCTCTATCAGGTCACGCATTTCACCCACAGTCATTCGACTAGTTGATTGCCCAAGCACAACAAAGCCGCCCTCAATACCCGGTGCCGACCGTTGGCCTTTGAGTGATGCGGTGAATATGTGCTTCCAGTCTTCACTGCTGAGCGTTAACCCATGCCAAATGACTTGCTCACTGATATCGTTAAGCATTGCCCATAGGCGCGCGTTCTGGTCTAGGGTTCTGGTTCGCTCTTGGATGGTTACTACGAGGGGTGAATCTGGATTGACTGGGAGTGACTGGATGAACTGGATGGCGTTTTGCTGTCGGTGTCGGTCTATCAGAAAATAGGCCTGTTTATTCATCACTCCCCCTTACCCTTGATGCCATTCTGTCGGTTAGAGCGGCATACCAACGCCCAGAAATTCATATCGCAAATCAGTGCTACGCGTATTTCCGCTGTTAAGCGAAAACCGAGCTTGTTTGACTTACCGACTGACCGACGACGCTTGCGCATCATCTTTCGTGCATGAGCCGCCTGCACTTCAATCTGACGCCGTCTTGAGGCATAAACACCCTTTGCAGGTATTTTTCTAGCCTGTTTTTGATACGCGGTTAACAGGTCGTGTACGTCTGATGATTTAGCCATTCTTTTTTTCTCCTTCGATAACCTTGATGCCAGCGGCGCGGATAGCCTCGGCGCATTGCTCTAATGCAGTGTTAAATCCATCTGGCCAGTCAGAGTCTTCTGGTATCAAAGCTTCATCTTCGCTGATGAATTTCTTATCTGGTAGCTCCACCTCCACCGCCTCGCGGCTTGCTTGCCATGCCATCCACATGGATTGATAGTCACGTCCTGACAAAGTGGAGTTTCTGTAATTATCACCCTCCCTTAATCCAATAAGGGTCTGCTTTGATATGCAAATAATACTCATAACCCACGCTTCAAACTGTTCACGACTTGTCATGACTATCTCCTACCAGCTGCAACACGCTGTGTTTGTATTCGTTGAAATCATCCGCAGTGATACCTGGTACCATGCAGTCACCAAAAATAACCTCTCCATCATGGGTAAGAACAAAGCGGAACTGTTTGAAATACGAAACTGATATTTCTTTTGTGGGGCCGCCGTTTGGAACTGAGGAGGGGAATTCTGGAAAGTGTTTGATTAGGTATTCAATGGCATCCGTTCGCTCTATGGCCTCACGATAGTTCATAAACATCAGAAGCCTCCTTTCTTACGCGGTTTGTCCTCTCTTTCCTTGGATTTTCTGGCTGCTTGATCCTGGTCCACTTCGTAGATAATTCCGCTTCTCTGTTCTACGTGGATAACGCCAGACTCACCATGCCGGTTAAGACGCAACAGATATTCTGTTTCTGCCTGGCTAGCCTGTTCGTCATAGGCGCCCTCTCGATAAATACCAAGCCAGTAATCACAATCTTGCTCAATCTGCCCAGTATCTCGGCTGTCGCTTGGCAATGGTCGTTTGTTTACTCGTTTCTCCAAGTCGCGGTTTAATTGCGTAAGTAAGACAACAACGCAGTTCAACTCTTTCGCCAGGTTCTTTAGCCCTTTTGTTATGACTCCATATGCCAGATCGTTACGCTCAGCCTTTTCAGCTTTCATCAGTGTGAGGTAATCCACCAAAACCATGCCAACAACCCCGCGCTCTCGCTTAATACGGCGGCACTCAGCAACGATATGAGAAAGAGATAGCCCTGGAGTGTCATCGATGTATAGATTCCCGTTTTGCGCCAACTCAAATCCTTTGGCAGATGCCATAGCAAATTTGTTGTCTTCGTATCCATCCAGGTAAAACACTTTGGAGTTAACCCTGGAGTTCTGGCTGATCATGTTTTCTGCAAGCTGTAATTTTGACATTTCAAGGCTGAATGCCAGAGCGGGAAGGTTTTCATTCATCGCGCAGTTAATCGCCATCTGGGTGTAAAGCGTTGTCTTACCCATTTTTGGTCTGGCGCCAATGACAAATAATGATCCTTTCACGATAAGCTTTGGGTTGAGCATGTTATCCAGTGCTTCAATTCCCGAACGCAAACCAACCGCCGAAGCATCTTGCTGTAGGCGCCGGTCTATCGTATCTAGCCAATCACTAAACACATCCGAGAACGGAGTTAACCCCTGGTGACTTCCAGATCTGGACTTTTCGTCAATCTGCATAGATAGAGCCTGGATAGCGTCACGTTTCTGATCTGTAGTCATCCCATTTCTGGAGTAGAGAACCTCGAGCATTCGGTTAGCTTGCTCAATCATCATTCTTTCAGTTGACGCATCTTTAACGGCGTTAGCATATGCGATGACGTTGGCCGTGGATGGAGTGTTCTTCTGGATTTCAGCCAGGTATCCAAAGCCGCCAATGTTTTGCAATTCACCCATTGCATCCAGGCGATCGCTCACAGTCAGCAAATCTATGACCTCGTTAGCCGAGTTCATGGAACGAACGACTTTGTAAATCATCCCGTGTCTACGGTTGTAAAACATTTCCGGCGCCAAGAAAGAAAAAACGCGCTGAACTCTATCACTCTGCGCGTCTAAGGTTATTGCACCGATCACAGCCTGTTCAGCTTCTGCATTGCTCGGTGGTAATTTGTAATCATCGGTCATCATGGGCTCCTTCACGAACTTTGGCGTAGACACTGTCGTCTAACAGATACTCAAGGTCTTTCTTTCTCCAGGTGGTGCCTCGGTTGGCATTCTGGCGTTCTTCAAGCATCCACCGGCAGTTAAGCGATATGTACTCCAGGTAGTTCCTCCAGTCCTGCATTGAGAACGCATGACCATCTAGCTGCCTGGTAACAACGCCAGCCTTCTTCCAGAAAGTGCGTACCTTGTTTTTTCGCTTGTCAGTGAGGACTCTAACCTTTGGTGCTTCAGGTAGGATTTCGTGATAGGCATCAACTACGTCCTGGCAAGAAAGCTTTGGTTTTTCCTGCTCTGATTTTTCTGCTGCTGAGACACTCTCTTTATCTTTAGATAAAGAGTTATTAGTTATATTGTTGTTTATGGACAACCGTTGGACATTCGTTGGACAAACACCGCTGAGAGGCTCGTCATTACTGGTGTTTTCGTTGGACAACCGTTGGACATTCGTTGGACAATTTTGAGACTGAAAATCATCGTATTTTAGGATGGTAATCAGGCTGAATTTACGTCCCATAGCTTCGATTTTCAGCATGCCTTTCGACTCGAAACTACGGAGCAAACTCTTCACTTTGTTGTCAGGAATGAAGGTTTCCGAAACTAATGTTGGGCGCCCAGTTATCATCTGCCCTCGCCCTACCATCATCTCTCCAATGTCGGTATTAACGATTGCCGGTGCATAGTTGGCTTTAAGTATCAGATGAAGCCATAGGTGTACTGCCTGAGAATCCTTGTACAGTCTGCTATCCATGAATTGACGGTGTATCAAGGCAAACCCCTTACCGGTTGCCTCCGGTTTCTCTACAGGTCTTTCCTGCGTTCTGTAGTCATCAATATTTCTAACGACGCTTAACATGTTCCGTCTCCTTCAGCCGTAATCGGATGATCCCCGTTAACCGCTCTGCAAAAGCACGGTTATTAGAGGCAACAACAACCAGACCATCTGGAGAGTCGGGGTAACGCCGTTCCTCTTCTCTATTGCTTTTTCTACGTTTTGACATAGAATTACTCCTGTGAATTGATCCAGTACTAGAAAGTCATAGTGATCTGAGAGTCGTCAGCTGTTCCCGCAGTTGGCGACTTTTTCTTTTGTGGCAATACCGATTCCACAGCCTGACGCGCTACCTCACGAATCAAACTGGTTTCCCATACCTTCTCTAGCAGTACGAACATCGTTGCCATGTCGCGGATATTGAGGCGGCTTACTTTCGATTCGTGCCACCCTGCTTGCTTTGCTAACTCTCGGTTAGTCTTCTGCATCATCCTGCAGCGGAGTTCTGTCTCCACTTCGTTGATGCGCTTGCTATAACTTGCATGTTCCATTTGTGATACTTCCTCAGTTGAATAAATAGTTACGCCACCGGTGAAGGTGGTTTGGGTTTCCCCACATTGCGGCAGGGAGGCCATGACTGTTAAAGAGCGGTGTTGCTTAGGCTGCTTTGCTGCCCGATTTCATAAACTGTTGCGGGTAGAGAATTTCCATCGCTGAGATTGCTCCACCGAAGAATTCGGCTATTTTTTTAGCCTTATCAAGTGATGTAATCTGCTTTCCGCGTTCGATGCGGCTTAAGTTTCCAACATCAATCTTCGTCGCTAAGGCTACTTCTGCGATTGTTAAATTTTTCTCTACACGCATTTTTCTAAGTGGTGTTTGCATATAAAACCTCCATAAATGCGCATTACGCATATTATGACACATATTTAATTTGCGCAATACGCTTTGCGTCAAACGCATAAAATAGTTAAGAATTAAGCTATGAATAAAGTAGGCAAAAAGATCCGACAGCTTCGCAAGGCGAAGAAAATGACAATCCTTGAACTGGCAAATGCGGTGGGAAGCGACGTGGGCAACATATCGCGACTTGAGCGTGGCATTCAGGGATATAGTGAACTCATGCTCAGAAAAATAGCCGATGGCCTCTCAGTTCAGGTTTCTGAGCTATTCTCAACTGATGAAGATGGTGATACTGTTGATTCATACAGTGTTAAGTCTCTATCTGATTCAGGGAGAAAAAATGTGTATCGTGTTGATGTCCTTGACGTTAGTGCTAGCGCCGGAGATGGTGCAAATACTGGAGATGTAGTAGAAATCATCCGTTCTATTGAATACGTTCCAGAGTATGCTAGAACGATGTTTGGCAATAGGCCGCAAGGCTCTGTCATGCTGATCAACGTCAGGGGTGATTCTATGATTGGAACATTAGAGCCGGGTGATCTGATATTTGTTGATACGCTTGCCAAATTTTTCGATGGTGATGGGATCTATGTGTTCGATTTCAATGGAGATACATTTGTTAAGCGTCTTCAAAAAGTTAAGTTTGAGCTTAAAGTAATATCCGACAACAAGGCTTACGAAACATGGTCTGTAACTCCAGACGAAATGGATATGCTTCATATTCAAGGTAAAGTATTGATAAGCCAGTCACAACAGATTAGAAGGCATGGTTAAATAGAATGAGATTACCAGCGCTATTTATCATTTCGCTTTTAGCCATATCAGGATGCGATCAAAAAAATGATGCGGTATTTGGAGTTAAATGGAACACTTCTCCAGATAGATATAGATATGAAAAACTGCCTACTTATCAGGTAATTCCACAGCGAGATGGTGGAGCGCTCGTATACGTAACATCCCCTCCATCTGGAAAGATTGGCACTGGAGAATATCGCTTTTACTTTAACGATAGCAAGCTGAAAAAGATTATTTATAGAAGCTATGACATGACAGGCAATGACAGCGTCGAGACAGCCAAGAAAGAATATAACCGCTTGAAGTCTATGCTTGGTCAACAATTTGATAGTCAGCCAGTAGTATCTGAGCATGTATACAATACCTCATTCGCTTTCTTTCCATGCGTAAGCAATCCTGAGTGCGGAAGTTGGTCTTCAACATTCTCGAACAAGGACACAACTGCAAAACTATCTATAAGTATGGGTAACAACGGAAATGGTTATTCTGAAGACAGAATTGCAGGATCTGTTTCTATTGAGTACACACCCAAATAACTGAGCTTCAAATATATAAACCCGCCTCGAGCGGGTTTTTTTGTGCCTAAAACTCCTCATAAGTAATAAAAAATAAATTCATCATTAAAACAACAACATGCGCATAAACCTCATAAATTGCACAAATATGCGTTTGACGCATATGCGCAATACGCATATATTGATTTCACACAAAGCAGGACGCACTAACCAACAGGAAGTTGGATGCTCTTTAACAATCAGGAGGTATGCCGAGAGGTGTACGAAATATCTAACCAATAACAGGAGGTGCCAAGTGGTGCACTAAAGCGGTTAGACCGCAGCCGAAAGGTAATGCAGCAGTAATAATGCTGCCCTGAGTCGCCATTGAGCGAGCCTGCTTAGCATCGGGTTAAGGTTTCTAATTAAAAGTAGCTTCGGTGAAGCAGCGCGAAGGCCAGACGCGCACCGGTTATTAGCGGCGATTGAGCGACAGAGGTCTCAAGGGCATGGGCGCGCTCACTGCGAGAGTGTGAGTCAAAGAAACTTATTTATACGAGTCATAGCTCGTATAGCTGAGTAACTTGGAGAAAAGCACATGGGCGAGAATATCAAAAGAATCCCCTTGCCTAGCCAAGAAGAGTTATTGAGCGAATTCAGATATGACGCAGATAGCGGCCTTCTCTGGTGGGCAACCCGTAAACCCGGTCGGGTGTTAAGTAACAGCTGTGGGACTTTAAATAAAAATGGATACATGTATGTGAGGTTTAATAGCAGGCTCTATACATTACATCGTGTGATTTGGAAGATGCTGACAGGGAGAGAACCTGATCATATTGACCACATCAACGGATGTAGGATTGACAATAGAATCAAAAACCTAAGAGAGGTTACAAGAAACCAGAATAACCGAAGCATTGGTTTAACGAGAGCTAATCGTACGGGTTATATCGGTGTTTTTTACTCGAAAAGGTATAACCGCTGGATGGCTTCAATATCGGTAAATAAGAAAAAAATATCTCTAGGTATGTTTGTTGATAAGCGTACCGCCGTAGAGACATATAACAGAAAGGCCATGGAGATTCATGGTGAGTTTGCCATGAGGAAAGTTCAGCACAATATTTTAATTCTCTCTAAAGAATTCGGAGAAATCCATGAACGCAAAACAACGCTGCAAATTACGCCGTCTAGAGCGCCGTAGTGAAGAAAGAAACTCAGCCAATGCAGAGCGCCGGTTTGCAAACAAAATCGCTACCACGCTCTCTGGATGCTCAGAGAGAACAGTAAAAGCACTATCCCTACCGACACCAAGAGCAGCTAAAGAGTTGGTAGAGGTAGAGCATAAGCAACATCGGGTTGTGTCCGGCGTCAACATTTCAGCGTTCGGGCGTCAGAAGATTCGCGGGAAGAGCATTCCCTTAATTTAGAGAGGTAGGTATGAAGCTAATTTACACAGTTCTAGCGGGGAAGCATGAAGATGAAGGCGAGAACATTAAGTTCATTGATGGCGCCGAAAACATGGAAGAGGCGCAGCGCATGATTCAGGAGAAAAACCTTTATACCTATCCGATATGCCGGATAGAAGTAACTGGATTTGAGGCTGCCTGACGGCGGCCTTTTTTATTGGGTGAACAAGGGGTGTGAGATGGGGAATATCAAACGCTACACGGTTGATTATGACTGGAAGGCCGAACTTGAAGTAGAGATTGACCACGACGTCATGACAGAAGAAAAGCTTCATGAGATTAACAATTTCTGGAGCAATTCCAAGAGTCGTATTGATAAGCATGGCTCTGTACTAAACGCAGTGCTCATTATGCTAGCTCAGCAATCAATGCTTATCGGTGTATCCAATGACTACAACGTTTATGGGGTAGTCAGTGAGTTCTCATGGGATGAAGGGAACGGTCAGGAGGGTTGGCCGCCAATGGATGGAAGTGAAGGCATTAAGATAACAGGATTCGATACTTCAGGTGTATTCGACACAGATGACATGACAATCAAGGCCTCCTAGCGGCCTTTTTTATATCCAGAATGGAGATAGATATGGAGTGGGTGAATTATTCAGAACGCAAGCCAGAATCTGCGGGCGTGTATTTGTGGCGCATGGGCAGCCGTGTAGCTAAGGGTATTACTGTCATCGCGAGGGCAAAGTTCAGGCTTCGCGGGGCTGGATATGACAATGTTCTTTCTCCCGAGTTCGATCGTTGGAATGGATACTCGGTACTCGTTCCTAAAGAACTGCAATGGGCAGAAGATGATGCATCATTTCCAGATGTTTCATTTGAAAACCTACCAGATGCTAGAGAGTGCCCATTCTGTAATCGTAATCCAACTATCAAGGCATTCGAATGGAACCAAGGCTGCCGATTAAGCCCTGAACCCTACATCCTCAATAAGTTTCAGTTGAAGTGCTGCGGGTGGATTGCTGCTGTAACTTTCGACCATCCAGTGACTGCAATTGAATCATGGAATTCCAAGTTATCCGGATGAACGGTTACAGCGTAGAAATCGAATAGAAGTCGAGTAATGCACATCGCAGGTATTCACTGAGTATCTGCTGTGAGCAATCCCGCTCATAACTGGAGAATTACTGTTCTCTGGTTAGATGACACGTTTTTCCCCTCTCGTTAGGGGCTTTTTTATACCCGGATTTCAGGCAAAAAAAAGACCTGATACGGACGCAGGGTATCAGGTCTAAAAAGGCCATATAGCGATATATGACAAGTCAAAGCCCACTTCTGGGGTGGATGTCCATTATATCAGTTTATCCATAGTGATTTTGTGCTTACGCCTGTTGTTCATAAAGCGTTGATATACCCCATCTAAACAAACTAATTCATCGCAAAGCGTAGGCGTTTTGCAATGAAACCAACAATCAATAACTAGGAGTTACCCATGATTTATGCAATCGCGGGTTGCCCGAACATGGGCAACCTCAAACAGTCGCACTTACGTAATTTAATCGAGCGAGCGAAAGATGCCGCCCGCCGTCTTATCGACTTATTGAATCAGCCCGGTAATCCCTTATGAGCTACTCAGTAAAGCTACTTCGAGCATTGGCTATGGAGTCATGCCGGTTACGAGATGGTGTCTTATGGGATATAGCAAGCGACCTAGCAAGGGTTAACGGAGGTGTGAAGTGAACGCATACCAGTTGCAGGATTACATTGAAGATCAGCGAATAAAGCAAAGCGACGCCGAACTTGAGCGTCAGAATTGGATTGATAATCGCGCAGAAGAAATCCTTTCAGAGTACCCAGATGGGCCAGAGTCATTTGCTGGCTTTAACCTTCCTGAATCGGTTCGGATGGGCTTGTATACATCAAAAGCTAAAGATGCATACAACGAGTTCATCACGGTAATGGCATGGGAACGAGCAGAAACCGAATGGAACGATAAGTATGGATGGGCGGCATGATAGAAACAGGCATTTATTATGATATTTCAAACGAAGATTATCATGCTGGTGAAGGGATTAGTAAGTCGCAGCTGGATGATATTGCAGTAAACCCAGCTTTTTATTTATGGCGTAAAAACGCCCCAGTTGATGAAGAGAAGATTAAATCTCTCGACATGGGCTCAGCTCTACATTGCTTGTTACTTGAGCCTGATGAGTTCGACAAGCGATTTATCGTGGCCCCTGAGTTCAATCGCAGAAGCAATGCAGGGAAAGAGGAAGAAAAGGAATTTCTTAAGCAATGCGAAGGATTGAACAAGACAATCATGACCTCTGATGAGGGACGTAAATTAAAGATTATGCGCGAAAGCGCCCTCGCCCACCCTACAGCAAGATGGATGCTTGAAGCTCAAGGGGTTCAGGAGGCGAGCATCTATTGGGAAGATAGTGAGACAGGCGTTTTATGCCGTTGCCGACCTGACAAAATGATAACTGAGTTCAACTGGTGCTTAGACGTTAAGAGCACAGCGGATATGGATAGATTCGGTCGATCATATTACGACTACCGATACCACGTCCAAGACCCGTTCTATTCAGATGGGTATCACAAGCAATTTGGCGAGCATCCTACCTTCGTATTCCTCGCGATCAGCACATCAATAAATTGTGGTCGTTATCCAGTCAAAATCTTCACTTCAGATGCACAGGCTAGACAGGCTGGGCGTGAAGAATATAAGAGAAATCTACGCACCTATTCTGAATGTCTGTCCACAAATGAGTGGCCGGGCATCGAAACATTATCACTCCCTTATTGGGCTAAGGAATTAAGAAATGAGTAGCCAGCCACCAATTGCAACCGCAGACCTGCAGAAGACACAGCAATCCAAACCGCCAGCAGAAAAATCCCCAGAACAAACTCTTGTAGCATTCATGAATCAGCCAGCGATGAAAAATCAGTTGGCAGCCGCGCTACCGCGACATATGACTGCTGATCGGATGATCCGCATCATCACTACCGAAATAAGAAAAAACCCGGAGCTGGCAGGTTGTAATCAGCAGAGCTTTATCGGTTCCGTAGTTCAATGCTCACAACTTGGCCTTGAGCCCGGAAACTCTTTAGGCCACGCATACCTCCTGCCATTCAATAAAAATAAAAAGAATCCATCAACGGGGAAATGGGAAGTCGTTAGCAAGGATGTGCAGTTAATCATTGGGTATCGCGGGATGATTGACCTAGCACGACGGTCTGGTCAGATAGTTAGCATCTCTGCCCGTACAGTTCGTGAAGGGGATGAGTTCAAGTTTGAGTACGGGCTAAATGAAACCCTGACACACATACCGGGCGAGAACGAAGATGCAAAAATCACTCATGTTTATGCTGTAGCAAAGCTGAAAGATGGCGGCGTACAGTTCGAAGTTATGACCTTCAAGCAAGTTGAAAAGGTTCGCAGCCAAAGCAAAGCAGGAAACAGCGGTCCGTGGTCAACCCACTGGGAAGAAATGGCGAAAAAGACCGTCATTCGCCGCCTATTTAAGTATCTTCCAGTCAGTATCGAAATGCAGAAAGCCGTCATTATGGATGAGAAAGCCGAGGCTGGACTTGATCAAGAGAACGCCTCAGTAATTCACGGAGAGTATTCAGTAGTTGATGGAAGTAGCGAGGAATAAGCCTTGTGGCATCCTCACAATGATATCCGAGTGGGGAAAGTAACCATTCCCTACTCAGGAAAAAACAACGGCTGGTTACTCCCCGATAACACCTTCACATCCAATCCAATAAAAGCCCAGCGACTAGCAGAAAAACATAACGCCTTTCTAACGAAACTGGCGCGCGAGCTGCATTGGTCCGCATAGGTAGATATTCATGAACAACCTACCAATAGAGACATACGAATCAGTAGTTCAGCAGCGTGATGCGCTAGAGAAGAAGCTGGCTGATATGGCGGCTGAGAATGCTGCGTTAAATAAATTTATAAAAGATGATTGCTGGGTATGGGATGACAAAAACGAGACATATTTTGATGCAATTGACGGCATTCCTGAAACCCCAGCCACCGAAAAATTCACCAGAGAGCTGATGGCAAAAGGTGTTGATGCTTTGGTTGAGCAAGAAAAAAGTGAGTGGATGGAATCCTACATCAAATCCGCAAAAGATTTCGCCGCCCAGCTTCGCAAGGGGATTAATGATGCACAGTAACAGCAAAGAGCGCGGCGCAAGCGAATACACATTTGTCGTTGAGTATGAAAAAGGCAAAGAGCCGGCGGTAAGCGGTGCTACAGAAATACTCGGTGGAAGATTGGTGTATGTGGCATTCGAAGATATTAGGGATAACCAGCTAACACCAGAAGAAGCATCAGTTCTATCTGATTTTATCGGGTCTGACGGCGATAGCTTCTTAGAGTATTGCGAAAACTACGACATTAATCCTGATCACGTTATCGAAAAACTTCGCAGCGCAATTTGAGGAGCAGAGCAATGACTAAGTTAACAAAAGAACAAGTTAAGTTTTTCATCGAAACAATGACAGACGATATGCATAACACTACACAGCATAAAATTGCTGAAACTCTTCTTTCTAAGTTCGGTGAGTGTGAGTCGTTACAGGCAAAGCTTCTGGCATACGAGCAAGCAGCTAAGAATCCGATTGGTTCGTTCCACATATCAGGCGGTCAAGTTGAGGCCACAACAGATTATTGCCGTGATGGGGAATGGCCTGTGCAAGATGGCGAGGTTCTGGTTTATGCAGCACCGGTATTACCTAAACAGCCTGAACTTGTAGATTTGAGTCAGCAAGTGGAAATACTAAACAGAATCTTGAATTGGATATTAAAAGAGCTTCCAGTTCCGACTCAAAAAGCCTCGGCAATGGCTATCCGATTAAGTTCTGTGATTGACATTATTTCAGACCTTGAGATTACAGCACCCGCACAACCTGTAATACCAGAACAGTCAGAACTACGCTACGGCGATAACGTCCTGTGGTTCTTGAATGAGCTTGCGGCTTTTGATGCATCTGACATCGATAGTGATGATTTTGACGTCTACGGCGAGGATCGGAACGGCATGGAAGGTTGCGCCACTATCAGCATTACAGAACTGGCAGCAGATGCCGCTAAGTTGTTATCAGCACAACCTGTAAGCGAGCCTTACAAGTTGCCTCAAGGCTGGAAGCTGGTTCCATGCAAGCTAACGGCAGAGAACGGAGCCAAGTCATGCATGATTGGTGAATTCACTGAGCAGACAGAGATTAGCTGCCCCGAATGCTTTGGTGATGATGAGTGTGAAACTTGTGATGGTAGCGGGATTATCGAGGTTACGGTTCCCGTCCGTTGGACAACCATCAAGGATATTTGGTCTAAAGGGATTGAACACTTTGCCGCAGCCCCTGCGCAGGAGAGCGAATAATGGCAATTCTTAATTATGACCCAGCAGATCCGGACAAAATGAAACTGCCAGTGGGTAAAGCGTGCGGTGATTGCGTACATATTCGGCGTTGTAAAGCCATTTTCGGGCACGCTGAATCGGATACGTATTGCGATTGGTCACCCTCTCGCGCTGCATTTTCAACGCCTACAGCACAGGAGCAGAAATAGATGACCGTCACATTTAACGGATTTTTAGCATTCGAAAAGTATGAGCCGAAGCCAGAAGATGTATGCAATTTCTGCAAAGGAATTTGTGGCAAAGAAAATATGGTTGGTGGGCCTGATGGATTATCAATATGTCTACCATGCATTGAGCTTTGCAATGAAATTGCTCAGGAACGCAAGGCTGCGGAGCGAGAGAAGCAAATCAGCGAAATTACCAGCTTGCTAGATGGATTGCCTGACTCCTGGCAGAACCATGAAGCGGCGGCAGCTCTCTATGATGCTGGCTGGCGTAAGGTTGATAAGCCATGCTGATAGCCGGTTATATCCTTCTAGTCAGCGCCTGCGGATTAGATGCTTGCGATGCCCTCCCCGTTACACCTGAAGTTATGCCAAAAGAAACCTGTGAACAATGGATAAAGCTGATTCATGAGAAGCGGCCTAACCACGTTCTAATGTGCTTACCAGTTAACCAAGATTAATAGCCGCCTAACCAGCGGCTTTTTTATTGCCGGAGGATGCATGCGACACATCATCAAGGGTAATCCAGAGAGTACAGAAAGAGCGGCTATAAAGGCTGCTCTCAATCTCCATCAAGCCAAGTACGGAGACTATGGGCCAACCAAGAAAGGCGTCACGTACACAATCAAAGTTAGCGAAGAGAAATTCTTCATAGAGATTATCAACCGAGAAAAATCATATGTGGCTACATCGATGATGCGCCCTAGGGATTTATCCAAAGTGTGGGGGAATGCAGCGTGAGTGAGTTTGCTAGCAATACGCCGCTAGAACATAAAGACCGGTGGCAGACGCCGATAGAGGTATTCGCCGCGCTTGATGCTGAGTTTGGTTTCTATCTCGACGCGGCAGCCGACCACGGAAACGCCTTGTGTGCCAGATATCTGACAGAGCGCGATGATGCATTGAATAGCGAATGGGTAAGCTACGGCGCTATCTGGTGCAATCCGCCCTACTCCGCAATAACTCCGTGGGTAGAAAAAGCCGCTGAGCAGTGCAAAGCACAAAGCCAGCCGATTGTGATGTTACTCCCCGCTGATACATCAACCGGCTGGTTTTCTCTGGCGCTCGAGTCTGTTGATGAAGTTCGTCTAATCACAGGCGGTCGGCTGTCATTCATCAATGCTGGCACCGGCAAACCCGGTAAAAACGGAAACAGCAAAGGCAGCCTGTTATTTATCTGGCGGCCATTCATCAAACCACGTTGCCAATTCACAACCGTATCACGTGACGAACTGATCGCAATCGGCAGCGACATTATGGCGGGAGTGAAAGCGGCATGACATGACAGCAGAACATGACAACGCGATAAGAAATGTGGCGCGGAGATGCAACGAAGCAATGAAATCTGCAATAAAGTCCGCGCCAAAAAAAAACCAACATCGACACAATCACCCGCCCCATTCTTCTCAGCCACTACGAAACCATTAAACCTCTCGGAATTCCATTCGTTAGGTTCCTTTGGACTATTGGTGTTTTGAATGGGCAGTTTGAGGATAAATGATGGATAACAACGTAATTCAGTTAGTACCAGCTAAATGGGTATCAGAAAGCGTTCTAATGGGGATAACAGGCCTCAAAAAGAACACCATAAAGAAAGCTCGTGAAGATTGCTGGATGGAGGGACGAGAATACAAGCACATCTCTCCAGACGGACAACCACGAGATAACAGCACCTGTTTTTATGATTGGAAAATGGTTGAGCGCTGGATGGACGGACAGCCAGCAGCGATCCCTCGTCGGAAATCTGCTTAAATAGCTTCCCCACTAACTTATGAGGATGTGTGAATGGCTAAATACCCAACGGGTGTAGAGAACCATGGTGGCAATTTGCGGCTATGGTTCATCTATAAGGGTGAAAGAGTCAGGGAGTCATTAGGTGTCCCTGACACACCTAAGAACAGGAAGATAGCTGGAGAGCTTAGAACTTCGATTTGTTTTGCAATAAAAATGGGGACTTTTGATTATGCAGAACAGTTCCCAAGCTCGCCTAACCTAACAAGGTTCGTGACAACAAAGCGAGAGATTACGATCGGAGATTTGGCTGATAAATGGCTTTCAATCAAGGAGACAGAGATTGCTGGAAGCACTCTGGATAGATACCGGTCTAAAATAAAAAACTCACTTCCATTCATCGGTTCTAACCGCTTGGTTTCATCAATAACTCAAGAAGATATTCTTAACCTTAGAAAGGAGTTACTTACCGGATTTCAAACCCCCGGTTACATGCACAAAGTGATCAGGAAAGGCCGATCTGTTCCAACGGTAAATTCCTATATATCCGGACTGACATCATTGTTCCGTTTTGCTCTGTCCAATAATTATATTACTTCAGATCCAACTGCAAACATTACTCCTCTGAGGAAAGGAAAACCCGAACCAGACCCTCTAACCAGAGAGGAATTTGTGAGAATGATAGATGCCTTTAGAGAACGCCAGATTAGAAATATATGGTCACTAGCAGTCTATACAGGAATGAGACATGGGGAGATATGCGCGCTGGCGTGGGAGGATATTGACCTAAAAGCAGGGACACTATCCGTCCGTCGAAATCTTGCAAAGGTTGGAGAGTTTACCCTTCCAAAAACTGCCGCAGGAGAAAGAACCATTAATCTGATAAGGCCAGCGATAGAAATTCTTCGCGACCAGTCAGAGCTAACTAGACTGAGCAAGCAGCACGATATCCCAGTAACTCAGAGAGAGTATGGCAGGAAGACTACTCACAAATGCACATTTGTATTCATACCGTCAGTTTCCGCCACAAATGGCAGATCAGGAGACCATTATTCTGTTGGTTCGATCAGCCAAAGTTGGGATACTGCGTTAAAGCGCGCCGGACTAAAACATAGGAAAGCGTATCAGTCCCGCCATACGTATGCATGTTGGTCTTTGTCTGCTGGAGCTAACCCAAACTTCATTGCATCACAAATGGGCCACACTAACGCCCAAATGGTTTATCAGGTTTATGGAGCTTGGATGGAGGAAACAAATAGCGAGCAAGTAGCCATGCTGAACCAGAAATTATCTGACTTTGCCCCACCCATGCCCCATAGCAAAGTTAGCAACAGTTAA